TACGGCAGGCAGTGTTAGTGTGACCCATGCCAGCACGACAGGCCAAACTGCTAACGACCATCATAATGAAGCTCATACTGTGGCGTCTCATAGCGACACAACGGCTACAGGGGCCGAATTGAACGAGCTAACTGGTGGTGGTGACACTGTCTTGCATGATCACGATGGGATATCTGAAAACACAGCGGCCCGGCATGCGGAGTCTCACACGGTAGCAAGCCACTCCGACACATCAGGTACTGGCGCGGAATTAGATACTCTGACGGATGGTTCAAACGCTGACGCCCTCCATGACCACACTAATGCTTCTGTAACTGTAACGCATGCTAGTACAACTGGCCAAACTGTTAATGACCATCATGACAAAAGTCATGCTCATGACGGAGTGGACGGCTCTGGTATTGTAACTCATGGAGCGCTGACTGGCCGTACCGCCAATGACCATCATCAAAAGAGCCACGCTCATGATGGTGTTGATGGCAGTGGTACTGTGGCTCACAGTGATATAACTGGCCAAACAGCTAATGATCATCATAATGAAAGTCACACGGTGGCCAGCCATAGTGACACGACCAGCACCGGGGCTGAGTTAGATGAACTAACTGGAGGTGGCGACACAGTTCTTCATGACCATGATGGAATATCTGAAAATACAGCGGCCCGGCATGCTGAGAGCCACACAGTCGCGAGCCATAGCGATACCACGGCCACTGGTGCGGAGCTTGATGATCTAACTGATGGTTCCAGTGCTGATACTTTACATACTCACACAAATACTAGCGTAGCTGTAACACATGCTAGTACAACAGGCCAAACAACAGATGATCATCATGCTCAGGCACATACTATTGCCAGTCATACTGATTCAACTGGTCTTGTTGTGATACAAGCGTTAGGGAGTACTACGTTAACTACTATCACAGCTCGGACGAATGGGATAACTGTTGTGGTGGCGACTAGTAATAGCGCTGTGGTAAACGAAACTGATAACATTGTGCTTTCTGGTGCAACAACCTTTGATATGAGCACAGGTGATACGTTAACCTTGGCTTATGATGGTAGCAAATGGCGGGAGACATGCCGTAGCTTTGCCCTTTAACACTATGTTCAGAAATTGAACAAAGGAGAACTAAAATGAGCAGAAATCAATATCTTCCAGATTTGGTAGTAACTGAGCCTGGGGCTGTATGGACTGATGTTAGAGCATACACTACGATTGATCTGGCCATCGCGGCAATGAACGCTAAGGCTGGTGGTGGGACACTATTAATTACTGGTGACTACACATTATCTGCAAGTGTAACTGTTGATGAGGATGTGACACTAAAGTTTGTGCCTGGTAACGTGATTACTATTGCGACTGGCCAGACTTTGACCATCAAAGGCTTTATTGACGCTGGGCCTTATCACATCTTTTCTCGTACTGGTACCGGGAAGGTTTATAGTTCGAAAAGCGCAAGCAGTTCCAACCTAAACTGCAATCAAACATATCCTGAGTGGTTTGGTGCCGCCGGTGATTGTGATAGCACCGGAAGCGGAACTGACGACACGTTGGCTGTCCAGGGCGCGATCGACTTTTTTACCAATGGAACTACTGGTATTGGTGGGACAGTTCTGCTCGGCTGGGATCGCCGGTATAAAATCAACTCTGCCGATATTTCCTTGGGTGAGGGCGTGATGCTTAAAGGACACCAACCTGCCGGAACTGGCTATACTGGTGATGTCCGCACGATGGGATCGGCTATTGTGCTTAATCCATCTTATACCATTCAAACAGAGGAAGATTCAGGAATACAAAACATTGTTATTGTGAGCAGTACGTTGGAGGCTAAGGGGTATAGTTATCCAGCTAACACAGCTGGATGTGCGGCCTGGACTGGTGCCGCTATAACCTTTGGTGGCGGGTCACATTCGTATATTAGGGAATGTACTATTGCTGGATTCCAATATGGAGTTTATAAAGATCCTACTGGTGGTGGGTCAAATGGGCTATTTTTGTCAAAGCTGTTTATTGACTGTACTAATGGAATCTATATTGGCTCAATAAATAACTTCACGCTTATAGATAATATTTATTGTTGGAATCTTGCCACGTATCAATCTACTCCGACTGGTGACGGCAATCCGAATGATAGGGCGTGGTGGAGAACTGGGGCTGGGATCTATATTGATGATATTGACTGGGGTTCGATTACTAACTGCTTTGTTCGTGGTGCCAATAGAGGATTTCATATTAATGCCGCTAATGGAAATGCCGATTATATAAACCTCACTAATTGTGCCTTTGAGGGTAACGTTAGTGCCAATGAGGAAACTCAATCGAACTGCGCTGGTTTTGTTGTTGGAGCTGCTAATGCTGATCTTTCAAGTATTCCAGCGTCTAACCCTGCCTGGGTTAGGTTAGTAAATTGTACGTCTAATTCCGGCAACTCAACAAACAACGCGTCATTTTATTTTAACACATCTGCCGCTGTAATAGCTGTTACTTGCGAGGGCTTCGGGTCTGCAACAGGATTTTATGCTACTGTGAATTGTGTTGAGCCTAGATATATCATGTGTACAACTGGCTCAAACACCACTAATTATGTTTGGGCAGACGCAACTTATGGATATAGTTATGTTGCTGCTATTGGTGAATTAACTGAGCTTGCTGGATCAATTAGGTTTGCTGGTCAGATGATTGCGCCGATGGAGAGTATAACAGCAACTTCTGCTGGAGTGCAGGCATCCCATTATATTTATACTACTTATGTGGCGACTAATGGGGATGCAGATGAGGATATTGTCACACTGGCCGATGGCAATAGAGGTCAGATAAAGGTAATTGCCTGCACAACTTACACAGCTGGCGATTCCTGGAAGATAGTCCCTACGAACCTAATTGGCGGTACTAAGATCAGTTTTAGTGGTTATGGTGGATGTACTTTGATGATGGAGGCTGGCGGCTGGATAATGATTGGAACTAATGGTGGGACAATTTCATAAATTGCTTTGTTCAATTTTTGAACATAGGGGAATTTGATGCCTAGAATACTTTACGGAAATACATCACAAAGCAACTCGGCTGTTGACCTTTCGAATATCAACTACGATTACGAATATCCTGACGGCTTGGATCTGAAGCCGGGAAGTAAGTTGCATGACAAGCTACGGGATGAGATAATCCAGCGGGCTAATGAGGCCAATGCCGCTGTAAGTAATCGCTATGAGAGCTGGAACAAAATTGACGAGGTGTTGACGACCTACATCTCGTTGGATAACGAGGAAGAAGATGTTAAAACGGCTGATGAACGTAAGCCTGTTAGTATTATATTCCCTTATACTTATGCAATTCATGAAACTGTCCTGACATATCTCGTAAATGCCTTTTTGACCGAGCCTATTTTTCGATATGAGGGCGTATCACCGGAGGATACTATCGGCGCGGTGATGTTGGAAAAGGTCATCGAGGTGCATTGTAATAAGAGTAAAATTGCTCTGTCGCTTCATACTATGTATCGTGATGCGCTGGCCTACGGGATTGGTGTAGGAGCGCCTGGATGGGAAGAGCGATGGGGATTTAAGACCAAGAAGCAGGAAACTGGATTTCAAAATCTTTTTGGGAGGTTTGTTGGCCAGAATCAGGAAAAGGTAAGTGAGGAAGCTTTACTTTATGAAGGCAATAATCTGGAAAACATTGATCCGTATCTCTACCTGCCTGACCCAAACGTCGCGGTTCATGAAATTCAGAAGGGTGAGTACTGCGGGTGGGTTTCAAGAGATAACTTGATGAATCTGTTGCGGGACGAGGAAACTGACGAGGACATATTTAATGTGAAGTATCTTCGCCAGGTCAAAAACAAACGTAGTTCGATCTTTGCCGGCGATAGTTCTCGGCGATACGAGAAAACTGGGATGAGTTCTAGTGGCGTTAGAACTGGTGCTGATAACAACACCACAAATCCTGTGGATGTAGTTTACATGTATATCAAGATTATCCCTAGTGATTGGAATCTTGGGGATAGTGAGTATCCAGAGAAGTGGCTGTTCGCATTGGCCAATGACAGTGTGATTATTAAGGCTAGGCCGCTCGGTCTGGACCACGATATGTTTCCATTGGTAGCTTGTGCGCCGGACTTTGATGGCTACAGTGCTTTGCCGCTTTCGCGGGTGGAGGTACTCAGTGGACTCCAGGGAACACTTGACTGGCTTTTCAATAGCCACATTGCGAACGTCCGAAAAGCTATTAATGATATGCTCGTTGTTGATCCTTATCTTGTCAATATCAACGACCTCAAAGATCCTAAGCCTGGTAAGCTCATTCGTATGCGTCGTCCTGCTTGGGGTCGTGGCGTCGGAGATGCTGTCCAGCAACTTCAGGTCAACGACATCACGCGGGCGAATATAGGAGACAGCTCATGGATTGTGCAGTGGATGCAAAAGATTGGGGCGGCCGACGATCCTATGATGGGGGCTTTGAGGAGTGGTGGTCCGGAACGGTTGACAAAGGGAGAATT